CTATGTAATAGTGACCAACCATTAACACCTTTGTCTATTGTGGTGCTACCAATACCTGTTGGTCTTTGGTGTGCTTCGATCTTTAATATGTCAGCTTGATATGTGTTACCACCAAATCTTACAAGCTCACCTTTAGAATATTGTTGTGTCTGATCCCATGCATCGTTACCACCTGTACCGATACCTAAGTTAAGGAACTTCCAATCATTTTCACTTTCGTTAGGTTGGAATCCATATGGGTTTGTACTGATAGCAACATATGTTGAACCTTTATACTCAACAATGTCACCTCTTTGATATCTTGTAGTGTCAATATATGAACCTTCATTTACATATCCATTATCAAATGCTGCAAAGTTCTGCTCTGGTGGGAAGAATAAATCTGATCCGATTCCCAACATATCATGAGCAGATGTGTTACCTACACCAGTGGCAGTCTGATCAGCAGGTGATTGGAATGGAACTGTAGTACGATATCTTCTTGCTCCATAGGTAATAACATCATTAATACCATAATAAGTATTAGTTGTGTATGCACCAACAAAGTTAAGTCCCTCTTGGAATAGTGCCCAGTATGCAGGGAAGTCACTAGAGTACCAACTACTTGTTACACCTGTAGATGTATGTTGGCTTGTACAAATGTATAAGTTACCGCCTTCTTTTACAATATCGTCTGGGACATAAGATGTGTTAGTAGCCCATTCGTTTTGGTAGTCAAAACCTGCTGTATGAAGTTGCCAGTANGCACTATCTCCAGAAAATCCAGATTGTGATACTGCTGAGGTATGGTTACCGATACAGACATAAGAGTTCGCACCGAATCTNACGATGTCATCTATAACGAAAGCGGTNGCTGTTGTCCAGTCACCTCTCCAGTTNAACTTTAGTCTGCCAAGTCTAAATTCTGCCATTGTTAGTAATCTCTATACTGGTCCTGAGTATGTGTGGGATCCATTGACTTGCAGGACAAGGTATCCTTCAGCGTCTAGGAAATAATTAATGTTTCGTCTATCGAAACGAATCTGTTGATATTTATCTTGTGGATTGTTGCTTGCTGATTTTTGTTCAGTAGTTTCTTCCACATAATCTTGGTAGTCACCAAACCCTTCCACTTGAGTTCCATCTGTTCTAAAAGGATCAAAAGTTTCTGTAGTTGATGCGGTACTTACCTTAGTAAGATGCAGCATATCCTCAGAATCTCTTCTTAAAGCATACACATAGTATCCTTTTGAGTCCTTGGGTTGGTAATGTTGGTTGCTTAGAGTAAGTGCCATTAGCTAATGATGTTCCAATAAGATCCGTTCCACAAAAGCATAACAGTAATAGAGGCGACATCTAAAATCAATGGAGGTGACTCCAAATTTCCTATTGCATCTCTAAATTTGTTCACAGCGTCAGTAATAATAACATTATTTATAGCCCATGTGTTCGCAGCATCGTGTATTTCTATACTATCACCGATGGATAAACCAACAGTGGGCATAGCAAATGTTAATTCTGCTGATGATGTGTCAATAACATAGCGTTTATTGACTGTCATTTGACCGCTAGAACTTAACAATGTCCAAACTGGAACCGCACCTGTTGCTGCTGATGCAACAGTCTCGATGTTATCGCCACTTCTAATGTAGATTTTTTGGTCTACAATATTAATCGCTAGTTCTCCATCTTGGAGATCGGACAGACCTGGTATCTGTCCAACGGTCGTACTTCGTTTTGGTTTTATTGCTGTAGGCATTATCTAGACAGACGCTTCTAAGTTATTTATCAGAAATAATTAATGGATATTACTGCTCTTGCCTTTTGATCTGTGCAGGTAGAACTATTGTGCGGTATTGATCCATCAAAAAATACTATTCTATTTTCTACACTCTCTACTTTAGTGCCATCTTCAAACTCAGTGTACCCATTATTAGTATTCATATAGAATACAATAGTTTTATGTGGAAAATTATAATCAGTATGTTTTTCATGTACGATTTGTTTACCTTGATTTGTATACAATAATGCTCTTGCTCTAACGATAGCATCCATTTCTATCTGTTCAAATAAAGGTACACACTCTTGAAAGAAAGAACTAGTGGGTTGATAGTTCTCATATATTCTATGAGTAAAATAAAAATGTTCGTCTTGATTCTCACCTACATTAGCAACCTCTGCTTCATACAACCAAGGAAAATTATGTCCTAGTATCGTTGTCTTTAAATGCTCAAAGTAATCCTGTGGCAAATAGTTATCTACAATCTTCATGTTCTTACTATATTAAATGAGATAGAAATTCTTGTATTCTTACTACGATTTATGTCCACTCTATGTGGTAAGTGTGCAGGAAATAAAAGTAACTGTCCTTCTTTAGGGGAAAATGATTCGTTAGTGCGGTTCTCATAACTAGCACGAGAGAACTCATCATAACAAGAGAATGTAATTGGTTGATCTTCTGGAGTTTGTATCCAAAGAACTCCAGACAATACACAACCAGGATGAGTGTGTTGTACATTGTAACAGTTCTCATAGTTAAAGTTAAACCACATATTAGATAACCTTAGATCATCTACATGTAAAGATGACAGATCATCTCTAACATATTCTTCTATCGTAGAGATCATATGCTCTGATATATTGTTTAAGTAAGGAGCAAATGATTCTTCTAAGTAAAATTGATCAGGACTTTGGTAACCACCCTGATTACTTTTACCAACAGTTTCATGTTTATATGAGTAATCTATCATCCATTGGATCATGTCATCTCTGTAGGCACTAAACTTTGTATCCTCTGATGTAAGTATCTTTGTAGGAAATAAAAACTCAGGTGGATATAATTTAATCGTCATCAATAAAGATTGAATGCAATGACAGTTCGATACTTGTCACTAAAATGAGGAGGAGATTGGTGAAATAGATTGCATGGAAAGAGTACAAGATCTCCTTCAACGACTTGAATAGATTGCATACCTTTCCCACCATCTAAACTTGGAGATGGTTGTAAGAATTCAGTAGAACCATGTACCTCTGGATCTAACTCAGCATAAAACACACATGCATAACCACGAGGTCCATGATCATGAGGAGCATGGAAGTTATTTTTTGCATATCTTTGTAACCAACACCTAGTTATATCACAAAACTTATACTCAGATTCTTGTAAGAATAAACCAAGATAAGGTTTTACTAACTCCATGAAAGCAGGTTCATAACGAGGACGATTTGAATGATGCTCTGCATAGTCTCCTCCCTGTTGATGGTAATCAGTCCAATTAATCTCTGGTTGTTGTTTTCTTTTATCATCCCAAGGAACCATACCAAGAATCCTTTCTTTGTTCTCTGCCCACTCTTTGATATGAATTTTGTGTACTTCGATCTTCCAAAGTATATTTGTTTGTGCAATAGTCATGAGTAACTGAATAGATAATTTTTGACAAAGGAGTCGGACTTCTCTTCACCAAATTTTGCTTTGAGGTATCCTCTAACTGGATCTAACTTTGTCATGTATGTATCAAAGTCTTTATACTCTGTAGTATCCTCCCCTTCTGGTTTCCAGAAGTCAAGCATCTCTTTATAATTTCTTAGATATAATTTGAACATTGTCAAATAATTATCTACCTCATCTGGTTTACAGTAGCGAACAAATATATTTTCAGAGAAATGATTACCCATCTCAAAGAACCTATACTTACCATCGTCTTTTGGTAATCCCTCTACAGAATACAAAAAGTTTTCTTTAGGATGTTGGAAATCAAATACTATTATAACTTTCTTCTCACTAAATTTCATCAAGTCCATACCAAAGCAAGGTAAGTTTGCACCTGTCTTAGGATACAATATATTATTATAGATGTCAGATCTTTTATCTTGTATCAATACTTCTCTTGCTTTTATAAACTGTTTACTCTTACGAATGTCTGCTTTTAATGTAGCACCTTTTGCATCCCAGTCTGCCCATGTCTCAGACCATACCAAATCAGGGAAGGTTTCGTAGAGAGATTCTATATAATTTTTCCAAATACTATTTTTCATAAAGACTAAAGTATGCTCTAAGTTGTGGTTCTGCATTACCATAAAAGTATGTATCCTTTAACGCAGAACATCTAAAACCATTGTCTATGTAGAGATTTTCTAGTTCCTCTTCTCTGAAACGATAAGGACCGTTGGGTTGATCAAAGTGAGGATTGCATCTAAGTTCATAAGGACTCAACACTTTTAATAGTATAACACTATCTTCATGTGTAATATTATCAATCATATCGAAGTAATTGTCAACAGTCTCTTCACGAATAAGATTGTGTATGAGTCCTCTGTCTATTATAAAATCATACTTCTTATCTAACCTAGAGTTAAGAGCATCATCTATCTTAAAGTTAGTAATAAAATATTCTAAATTATTTTCAATGTCTGCTCCTGTTACATCAAAACCTAATTGCTCAATGTAATATGACAAAGAACCATTACCACAACCTAGTTCTATTACTGAATAATCTTTTGGATTTGTAAACTTTCCAAAGAAATTTTTATAGTCTGGGTCGAACCCATGATAATCATAGAGCTTCATCTTTTGGTAAGTAAACCTCTACGGTAGAGTTGCATTTAGGACATGATAGATTAGTAACTACTGCAATGTCTTCACACCCATAGTCTTCACCTGTGAAATCTGATCCCCAAATCAACTCAGTATTACAATGCCAACAATTCATTTCTTAAACACTCCTAACTTTGCTAGAAGATAGACTCCTAGTATAGTCCAGAATAAAATTTCTATTGCATAGTTATTCATTTGTGCTTCAACCTCTCATCTAATACTTCATTTATTATATCTTTGATCTCCTGTCTCATCTGTGGAGATAATGCACCAGTCATAGTATAAGGATTGTAGAAATAATCTGCATCAGTAACTGATATACCCACAGTTCCCATCATTGTATCATCTATAAAATGATGTGAATACATATCATCTATGTCTGCAACAACTTTGTCTGCTCTTTCCCTGTCCTTTGGATCAGTGAAAGGATTCTCTGCATCAGGATCATTACGAGTGTAATCGTACCAATAATCAGAGTGTTCTATGTTATCTGTGTGGATCATAACGATAAATTGTTACTACTGTAATTATAATACAAATTAATGCAATTGCAAATATGGTTAACATAAAAAAAAGAGGGTAATCAATACCCCCTTATTATATCAGATTTTATTATGAATTACAATGCGTTACCACGAGGTAATACTTCCTCTGGGAACACGAAGTTCTCGTGTGGTTGGTCAACAGATGACATCCATGCTCTCATACCTTCGTTTAAAAGAATGTTCTTTGTATAGAAAGTCTCGAACTCTGGGTCTTCTGCTGCTCTTATCTCTTGAGATACAAAGTCGTATGCTCTGAGGTTAAGTGCTAGACCTACGATACCTATGGATGATGTCCACATACCCATCACAGGTACGAACAACATAAGGAAGTGTAAGAATCTTTTGTTTGAAAATGCGATACCAAATATCTGTGACCAGAATCTGTTTGCTGTAATCATACTATAAGTTTCTTCGTCCTGTGTAGGGTCAAATGCTCTGAATGTAGAACTCTGAACCTTCATGTCTGAATAGACTGATTTGTCCTCATACAATGTGTTCTGTACTGTTGCACCATGAATGGCACATAGTAATGCTCCACCAAGTATACCTGCTACACCCATCATGTGAAATGGATTGAGAGTTATATTGTGGAAACCTTGTATGAATAGAATGTATCTAAAAATTGCTGCGACACCGAATGATGGTGCGAAGAACCAACTATGCTGACCTAGTGGATAGATTAGAAAGATGCTAGTGAAGACTGCGATAACAGCAGAGAATGCGAGTGCGTTGTAAGGTCTGATACCTACAAGTCCTGCGATCTCAAATTGTCTGAGCATGAAACCTATGAGTCCGAACACACCATGTAGTGCTACGAAGTTCCA